TGGAATTCTTGTATGCAACCTAATCTAACACTTGTACCTGACAGACCTACTTGGCTTGGTGTTGAAATAAGTCCAGAGCGAAACAGTTGGGCTTTAACAGGTGCTCAAATGCTTAAAGACAAATCTATAGCTGTTGGTTTAATGGAATACGTTGACTCAGATAACCCAATAGATGATTTACAAATAGCAAGCCGTATAGCCGAATGGGCAAAACATTACAACGCTGAAGAAGTCATAGCAAACAGGTTTACAGGTGACTCAGTTGTAGCCAAACTACGACAAGCAGGCATAAACGCAAACCTAATTAAAGGAGCTGATTACTTTACTGCCTGCGATCAAGTACTTAGTGCTATGAGTGGGGGTCGATTAGCTCACAGTAACCAACCCGAGTTAACAAGTAGCGTAAACACTTGCACAAAGAAAACAAACGACTCAGGTGCTTGGTATGTGATGAGACGCAAAGTATCCACAGCTGCAATAAGTATGATTTTGGCAATACACAAAGCCGAACAATACGGCACAAGATCAGTTAACCAAGACATTGTAGTTGCTTAGGTGCTTGACTATTATAACGATTTGGTAAAGAATTAGAAGTTATGGGCTTCTTTCAAAATCTACTTGGTGTCACACCACAAAACGACGTAAACAAAATTGATGCAGCTGTAGCACCATACAACTATCAGCAATATGCCCAACCTTTTGACTATTTTGGTTTATCATCAGTAACTAGAGCACAAGCTATGCAAGTCCCAGCAGTTGCAAGAGCTAGAAATATTATTTGTGCAACTATCGGATCATTACCACTAGAAGTTCGACGCGAATCAAACAACAGCAAAGTTGTGACCCCACCTTTTATTAGACAACCCGACCCTCGTATGACTGGACAGTCTGTTTACACATTTTTGGCAGAGGACATTTTATTTACAGGTCAAGGTTATATGCGAATACTTGAACTTGGTGCAGACTCAAGACCTTTAAGTGCTGAATGGATTTCAGTAAGCCGTGTTACAAGAACTTTAGACGCACTTGGTCACAACGTACGTTATTACAGCGTTGACGGCAATCGTGTACCAGAAAACGGACTTGGTTCACTTATACCATTTACAGGATTTGACGAAGGATTACTTGTAAGAGCAGGAACAACAATACTTACAGCACTTGCATTAGAAAAAGCAGTTAAAAGATTTGCAGACGAACCAACACCTAACGTTGTGTTGAAATCTAACTTGCCAATGCCTGCTGAAAGAGTTACAGCCCTATTAAATTCTTGGAAAGAAGCACGACAAACACGTGGCACAGCTTTTGTTAACGACACAATTGATTTTCAAAGCATAGGTTTTAGCCCAGAACAATTAACGCTAAACGCTGCACGTCAATATATGGCTTCAGAGATTGCTAGGGCTTGTAATTTACCTGAATACTACGTAGGTGGTAACGCAGGTGGTTCAATGACTTACTCAAACGTTACAGCTGAAAGAAGAAGCCTAATAGATTTGTCATTAAAACCTTTAATGACTTGTATTACACAAAGATTAAGCGACAACGATATTACGCCACGTGGATCTATAGTAAAATTTGATTTAGAAGAATTTTACAGCCCAAGTGCTATAGAACGCGCTGACATATATCAAAAACTTATTCCTCTTGGTGTAATGACAGTAGAGGAAGCAAGAGAAAGGGAAGATTTGATAAATGAATAATTTTATTAAATTCTCAACCGACATTATCGCAGCTAATTCATCAAAACGTGAATTAACTGGCGTTATTGTTCCCTTTGGTCAAGTAGGACACACAAATATGGGCGACGTTGTATTTCAACAAGGCTCATTAAAGATTGGTGAAGGTATTAAACTTTTTACCGAACACGATATGACTAGACCAATTGGAAAACTATCAAGATATGAAGAAGACGATAAAGGAATTATCGGAACATTCAAAATAGCAAGAACCAATGCAGGCGACGACGCATTAGCCGAAGCACAAGAAGGTTTAAGAACTGGATTTAGCGTAGGCGCGATGATTGATGATTATGTCACTAAAGGTGAACAAGTAATCGTTAACGAAGCAACCTTAAAAGAAGTTTCACACGTCACATTTCCAGCATTTGGCGAATACGCCCAAATAACCGAAGTAGCTGCAAGCGCAGAAACTTCACAACCAACAGAAAGCGAGGAAACTCTCGTGTCAAACGAAGTTACCCCAGAAATAGTAGAAGAAGTAGCAAAGGCTGTAGAAGCCCCAGCTGTAGAAGCCAAAGAACGCAACGTGCGTCCTGCAATCTTCACAGCACCAAGAAGCCCAATTGTTTCAAAGGCTTCTTACCTAGAACACTCAATTAGAGCAGCTCTTGGTAACGAAGACAGCCGTCAATATGTAATGGCAGCTGACACAACCTCAAACAACGCAGGTTTTATTCCAACACCACAATCAACCGAAGTAATTAACGGAATTGCAAACGCTGATCGTGGATTTATTGACGCAATTTCAAAAGCAACTTTGCCACCAGCAGGTATGACTTTTGAAATTCCAAAAATCACCACAGCACCAACAGTTGCACAAGCAGACGAAGCAGCAGCATTATCCGAAACAGATACAGCTTCATCTTTTGTTAGTGTGTCTGTGAAAAAATTTGGTGGACAACAGACATTTTCTGTAGAACTTTTGGACAGAAGCTCACCAGTATTTTTTGACGAACTTGTACGCCAAATGGAATTTGCTTATGCAAAAGCCACAGACGCATACGTTGCAGGCGAATGTGCTAACAACGGCGCATTAAACGCAACAGCAACAACAGAAGACGCTCCAGGCTTAATCACCTACGTATCTTCTGCAGCTGCAGCTGTTTACAAAGCCTCATTAGGTTTTGCACGTAACCTTGTAGTATCTCCAGAACAATGGGGTAAAATTATGGGTTATGCAGAATCAAACGGACGACCAATTTACACAGCTTCAAACCCACAAAATGCTGGTGGCGCAGTAAGCCCACAATCATTACGTGGAAACGTTGCTGGTTTGGAATTGTATGTTTCACGTTCAATGGCTGGAACTGGTTCAACTGGTTTAGGTGACTATTCAATGGTTGTCTTAAACCCAGATTCATACACTTGGTACGAAAGCCCACGCTTGAGCCTACGCACCAACGTAATTAACACAGGACAAATAGACGTAAACTATTACGGCTATGGCGCACTAGCAACCAAAATTGGTGCTGGCGCAAACTGGTTTAACAAGTCCTGATAAACCACTAAGTCGTGAGGCTAGTCTCGCCCCTGTGGCTAGCCTCACCCTAAACAAGAGGAATAAGAAATGCCAGTATTAGTAACAGCAACTCAGTTAAGAGCTGTCCTTGGTGTTTCATCTTCCCTTTATAATGATGCAGCTCTTGAAACAATAATTGACACAGCAGAAGACGCTATTGGTGATTTTCTTATTCAATGGAAAGTTGAAATAGATAAACAAAAAAGCGAAAGTGCTACACGCACAATTTTACATACTATTACACCTCACAAATTTTATGAAACACAAACAGTAACAATATCTGGCGTTACTGGGCATAATGGCAATAAAGTTATAGAAGAAATTATTGACGATTATACTTTTGCAATAACAACAACAGGCGCAACAGTTCACGATTTTCGTTACATTATTCCTAACGGACGTGCAGCTGCAAATACATTGTCGCAATACAACGGCAACGCAGCTATAGAAGAAGCCGTGCTACAAGTATCTATTGACGTATTTCAATCAAGACTAGCTGTAGGTGGCACACAACAAGCCCTAGACTTTACCCCAGCCCCATATCGTATGGGTCGCACACTTTTGTACAAAATAACAGGTTTGATTTCAAAATACATAGACTCTAATAGTCAAGTAGGTTAACCTATGGCTTTATCAGATCTTAGGAACACACTTAAAACAGCAATAACATCAAACTCAAATTATACAGCTTATGATCACGTCCCAGAAATCATAATTCCACCAGCAGCTTTAATTCTTGCCTCAGACCCATATCTTGAACCAATGGTTATAGGTAATGGCAAAAATTATTACGTAAGACTAACCTTAGAAGTGGTCAG